CGAGATTAATGTAAAGGACATAAAAGATATCAAGGAAGAACTAAAGTCGCTTAAAAGACAAATTAAGGGCATTTTAGAAGATATTGAAGAAAGAGATGATAAATGATGACAATGACACCTCAAGATGTAATCAGAAAAATAATTGGTAATAATACTAACCCGATGATAAATGAACTTATGACTATGGCTCAAAATGGTAATTACCAATCTGTTGAAAATTTTGCTCGTAATATGTTGAAAAGTCAAGGTAGAGATTTTGATAAAGAATTTTCTGATTTTAAGAAAAATATAATGAAATAGTTATCAACATTTATACTAGTTGAATGTTTGATATAGAAAAGAACTGAAAAGGAGGAAAAACAATGCGTGGAGAAACATTAACACCTTCTGATGTAGCATTACTATCAGGTAGAAATAACAATGATGGTGGCTTTGGTGAAGGTAGTGGAGCGTGGTTAATAATCTTATTCTTAATTTTTGCAGCTTTTGGTTGGGGAAATAATGGATATGGTAATCGTGGTGGCAATGGCTCAAATGGTAGCAGTGGTGCCGCAGATAACTATGTTCTTGCTAGTGATTTCGCAACGGTTGAAAGGCAACTTGACAATGGCTTTGATAGAGTTGGCGATAGAATAAATGCTGTTTATTCAGGTTTATGTGATGGCTTTTATGCAATTAACACTTCATTTGGAAACTTGAATACAAATTTATGCAACCAATTCGCAAATGTTAGCAATGCTATTACTCAAAATGGGTATGAAACAAGACTAGCAACACAGAATCTTGGTTCTCAACTTGCTGACTGTTGCTGCAAGACCCAAGCATCTATTGCCGATGTTAATTATAACCTAGCAACAAATGCTTGTGCTATTAACAACAACATTACCGCAGGAACTAATGCTATTCAAAATTCTATGTGTACTAATACAAGAGATATTGTTGATGCTGTAAATTCTTCATATAGAAGTTTACACGATGAAATCGTTGCAAATAGAATTGAAGATAAAAACGCTCAAATTACTGCTCAGCAAAACGAAATCAATGCACTTCGTTTAGCAGCAAGTCAACAAGCACAAAACACATATTTAGTTAATGAATTAAGACCATCACCTGTACCAGCATATATTACTTGCAACCCTTATTCAAGTTGTGGGTATGGTTATGGTAGTTGTTCTGGCTGTGGAACTTATTAAGCATATCCCAATCGGGAAACTCATTTATGAGAACTTGCTCAACAGAGATAGGCAAGTCCTATCTCTTTAATTTTAAGGAAAGGAAATGAATATGATACAAAGTTATATTAATAGTGTAATAGCACTTACAGATAACACCGCAAGTGTGCAATTTACCACTGACTGTATTAGAACAAATAGTTGTAATAGTTGCACAGGTTGGTTATGTCATAATTTAGGTTCTGCTAATTATGATATTATTAAGGGTGGTATGTATGAAATAGATTTCAATGCAACTACAACTTCGGCAACTGCTGGTACTGTTGCATTTCAATTATTTAATAATGGAGAGGCAATACCAGGCACATTAATGGCTGACACCATAGCAACTGCTGGTGATTATGCTAACATTGGTATTGATAAAAAGATAACGGTATGTTGCAACGGAAATGCAAATATTTCAGTAAGAGCAATATCTAGTGTTCCTAGCACAACAACTGCCGTAGCAACACAAACACCCGTTATTGTAAATGCCAATTTATCAATTACTAAATTGCATTAGAGGTGAATTATGAACGAAAAAATAATTACCGAAACTGAGAGAATTTGCAATGACATTTTAGAAGAAGGTATTACTACCGATAATGCTCATTATCTTGGCGATTTAATAGATATCCATAAGGATATTAAAAATGAAGAATATTGGAAGGAGAAGTTGGAAATAATGCGAAGAAGATATAGTATGTATGATAGAGATTATTACGATGATATGAATTATGGTGCAAGAAGGAGAGATGCTAGAGGTCGTTATAAAAATAGTAGAGAATTAGATAGTTTGTATGATAACTATGGTCGTTATTCTGATACAAAAGACACAAAGGCATTAGAATATATGCTAACAAGTTTGGAAGATTTTGTATGTATGCTTATGGAAGATGCTAACTCACAGGAAGAAGTGCAACTTATTAAAGAAACAACTAGGCGAATAAGTGATATGTAATGTATAGATACTATAATGCTAATAGTCATAATAAACAAGTTGAAGATTGTACGATAAGAAGTATAGCCACAGCAACGGGAGAAAGTTGGGACAATACCTATCAAGAACTTAGTGAATATGCTAGGAAAAAAGGTTTAATGATGGATAGTGTAAAATCTATTGAAAGTTATTTAGATGAAAGATACCCTAGAGTTTGTAATTATTCACATACAGTTGCTGAATTTATGGAAGAATATCCATATGGTGTTTATGTAGTGAGTATGCCAAATCATCTTACTTGCATTATAGATGGTGTTAATTATGATACTTTTGATACAACAAATCAGCCTATGTGGTGTGCTTGGCTTATTAGCGAATAAAAAAGACTAAAATAAATTAGTCTTTTTTCTATAATCATTTATCTTTGCAAGAACTTTTTTCAATTCTTTTGTGCAAGTTGCCTCACAGAAACCAAATTTAATACACATTGCTGTTCTCGTTTTGTCTTGGTTAATAGCATATGCTAGACTTGTTTCATATTCGTTTAGTCCAACATTAGAGCATAATTCAATAAACGATTTATAGCAAATACTTGCTAAATATTTTTTAATTGCAAAATATTCTTGCTTTGTCATTAGCGATACACCTCCTCGTGCAAAATATTATAGAGGTTGGGTATAGTTATACAAAGGACATATTTCACGACAAAATGTCGGCTTTTTTGTCGTTTGATAAATTTTGTCGGCTTTTTTGTCGTTTGATAAATTTTGTCGGCTTTATGTCGTGTTTTTGTCGTTATGCAATTAAAAAAAGATTATAGCATATAATCTTTCGTTTTATAATATAATTCTTTTCTGCGTCGTTGAATAGTTCTTTCACTATAACCCAATTCATCGCCAATTTCAATACAAGTTTTCCCACAAAGTATTAACTCAAATATTTCTTTTTCCATTTTATGTGAATTAAATGATAATTCTTTTAAAAGAAAATCTTTTATTTGTGGCTTAAACTTAAATGTATATCGTGCTAACTTCACAATTACCCCCCATTTCGTGGGCAATATATTAGCACATACTGGTAGAATTGTCAACTATTTATTTAATTCGTGATAACACTCTTTAATATACAACACTTCTTCTGCAAATAAATTATTATTAATTTGCAATGTTTCAATAATAGCCTCATAGTCATCAATAAATTTGAATATTGCCTCAAATTCATACTTAGTTTTTGTAATTCCTTTCCTTAAATCACTAGCAAAACTAACTACTTGAAATCTAAGTTGGCTCATTCTATTTTGTAAATCTTCTTTTTCGTGCTTATCAAGTTTATCTTCAAGGGGTTTTAATTTCTTATTAAATGTTCTATTAATAATTCCCGTAAAAATACCAAGAACGGTTGATAAACTAACGATAAGACCTAATATCTGTTGTATGCTTTCTATCATCTACGGTACCTCTTTTCATTCTAACACAATTATAGCATAGAAAAAGCGATTTGACAAATCGCTTATGCTTTAATTAAACTTCCATTTTTTAGTAAATTTAATAGTTGCGTATTCTGGTCAGCCGTTCCTTTATAGTTGTTAATTCCGTTTGCGTTCGCTAATTGTGAACGATAAGTGAACGAACTATCAACATTGATTTCGTTTAGGGCATCCACAATAGATGTTCCTTTGTAAGTTGTATTAGATAAATATTCAGTTGTATCTTCAACGATGCAATCATCATTAACCCAACCAATATTACCACCATCTAGTAAATATGGATTATTAACACCTGCTGTTTCAATAATTGTTGTAATTGTTCCTCTAGTAATTGCTGGTGTTAATTTGTCAGTAGATGTGCTAGAAATATATACACCATTAATATTTACAACATCACCAAGATTATGTTTTAGTGTTGGCGTAGGCGTAGGTGTAGATTCTGAATAATCAATATATGGCAATTTACCGTGTTTTACCCAAAGACCACCATATACATTATGTCTCGTCCTTCCACCATTTGCATCAACTTGGCTTTGAAGAACACCTCTCTCCCAAGCAGCCGTACATTCTATTACTTGGCGGTCGCCAATATAAACACCAACGTGTCCACCCATCCACAATAATTCACCGACTGATATCTTTGTAAAATCTGTGGATATATTTGAGCATCTTGCTATTAATTGTTCTGTTGTATCGTCATATACACCATTAGAGCCATAATTTGCTCCACCGTGAGCATCATTTTTATCTTCACACCAACCCCATAATATTGCTTTAACTAAAATCACACAATCAAAATTCCAAGATGAACCGTTCCATTTTGCCCAATCTCCACCTGATACACTATAATATGTAGTAGGTAAACTTGCAACGTGTTTTAACTTTTCTACAAATTCAGTATTTTTCATCATTTCAATTACTCTCCTTTAATTATTTTTTCCAAATTGTGAAAAACATCATAAGTTCCACCTGCGATTATTCCGCTTAATGCTATTGCTACTTTAAAATCTTTTGTAATTGCCCACTCTACGATAGCCACGATTAAACCTATTAAAATGTTTTGTAATGGTATTAATTTGCTATTAAGACTTGTATATTTTTTTGCAAGTATTCCAAGTAGCCAAGTTGCGATAACTGTTGCCATAGATACTATTGTTGCCGTGTCCATATTTGTACCTCCTATCTTGAATTAATTATAGCATAATTGAAGTGTGATAGCAAGAAAAGACGAAATGAATCGTCTTTAGTCGTGGATAATATCCCACCCTTTATTTGTCGCAATAGCAATTTCATCGGTTGTTAATTTTGCATAATCGCCTTGTGTTAATTTCACATATTGATTTGCATATCCTGCCGTTTTTATGTCATATAAATCATTTATGACGTTCATTAAACTATCGTGTGTCAAATTCGTAGAGTCATTATAACTAAACCCCAATGTTAAATCCAAACTATGCTCGTCAGAATGCTCGGAATAATCGCTAGTATAACCCTTACCCAAGTCCTTAAATCCTCCTAATGTTGTTAAAGCAGAGGGTTGACTATCTGCACGAAGTACACCTGTTGTATACATCACAATTCCACAATTTAATTCTGGGATGCTTACAAAACCTGTGGCATTATAAAATGAGTATTGTATATCAACTGCTCCTGACATATCTAATTGAGGTATAGTCGTCAATGAAGTACAATTATAAAATGCCCACGAAAAATTATTTACATTAGATGTGTTTAGTTGAGGTATAGTAGTTAAAGATGTGCAGTTGCTGAACATACCATTTATTGACTGGACATTACTAGTATCTAGTTGGGGTATAGTAGTTAAAGATGTGCAGTTGTTGAACATATTGTCCATACCTTGTACATTACTAGTATCTAGTTGGGGTATAGATGTTAACGCCCAGCAACGTTCAAACATAGAACTCATTGTCTCCACATTACTAGTATCTATTAGTGGTATAGATGTTAACGCTGAACAACCAGCAAACATAGCATAGGCTGTAGTGAGATTGCTAGTATCTATCTTTGGAATTGTTGTTAACTTACTACATCCAGTAAATAAATATTGCCCATCATAACCATCAATAGTTATATCATCTGGCAATTTTAATAAAGCACCTGCTATAGCAGGCATATTATACTGTGAACTCCCTGTGAAGGTTGAAGATATGTAATCACTAATATCCCCACCCCCACTAGGAAGATTTTTTATTTCCTCATCAAAGGTACTTGCAACAATTTTATCGGTAGTACCTTTTTTCTCTCTAATCGCATCGGCGACATCTGTTAAATAATTAGAAAGGGTGTCGGTTCTCGCCATTAATACTCACCCCCTAAAGCACTCGTTATTGCCGTTGAAATGGAATCATCAACGTATTTTTTTGTCGTAAACTCATTATCACTTGTAGGTTCAACCTCACTTGTAGGCAACGTTCCAAATGCTTTTAACCCTGTTATAACTTGCGAACTATCGGTAGTCATTAAGTTGTCTAAACTTTGTGAATACACTTCGCTTAAATCAATAGCACTACTTGTTATCTTTATTTTTCTAGTATCATAATGGTCATATTCTTGCACTGAACTTCTTTCTGTCCAACAAATATAACCAATTACGGAATCTTCACTAGCACTACTCATAGGTGTCATTATCTCAAGATAAATAGGACTACTACAACTTATATAAGAACCAACACTCAATGTAGCATTTCCTACAATTTCAGAACCACTGTATGTTGCTTTTAAATAAATACTTACTGTATCTGTGCTTGAGCCATTTGCAGGGTTATACATTATCGTATATACCCCCTCTTTCAAATTAGTAATATCAAGAGGATTTGTTTCCGTAAATGAAGTTAATTGCCCTAAATAAGTTGTACCACCTTCGGCACTAATGACATTATCTTCAATTTTTATATTTTCACCAGCAGTAAGGGTGTCTTGTTTGTTTGTTTGAATTGCCTCAATATCTGTTGTATTAATTTCAATGTTTTCAGTGTTATCAGCAACCTTTGTATCTAGTTTATTAATATTTGCTGTGTTTGTTGAAATATTGTTAGACATATAAGATAATGTCATATCAATATCTTCTTTCGTATAATAATCACTTAAATCAGGGTCAGTAGCACTTATTGTGTTATCTTCTATTGTTATATTTTTACCAGCCGTATACTGAACTGCACCATCTTTTCCTGCAGGTCCTGCTGGACCAGTTTCACCTTGAGGACCTTGAGGACCATCTGCACCAGGCTCGCCATCGTTTATAACAACACTTTTTGTTGACCCATCTTTTTTAGTAATCACAACTGTTGTTGTTTTATCTTCTTTTGTAGCATCAACATCTAAATTATTTGTCGCAGTTATTGCTGCGTTTACATCATTAATTAATCCATCTAAAACTGGTACTCTATCATCGGGAATAACCGTTTCATCGGTACTTACTAATTCTTTTCTAACATAAAATTCGTTTGAGCATAATGTTGTTAGCCTTGAATCAGTGCCATATAACGATATATCAAATTTATAATATCCATCTTGATTAAGTATTCCTTTTGCAAGTGTTATACTACCATCTTTTATATCGTCAACATAAATTGTGCCATCAGGATATAATAATTTAAAAACTTTTCTTCCTTCTTTATCAAATGTGAAATTAAATTTCGTTGAGTTATAATCATTTACTACACAGGCAAATATGCTTGAATAAATATAACCATCTGTAAAATTAACTTCAAAATTGTATTCGTTCACTTATTTTCATCTCCTTACGCTATTCTTCGCCAAATATACACTGCTATATATGGTGGCATAATGTTTACCTCTCGGTTAGTACTCTCAATATCAACAACAGGTGTTGAATGATTCCACGAACTAAATGATGGTTGACTACTACCACGAACAACATAACTTGCATTATGCACAGTTTGATATGGTCGTTTGTCATCGGCGATATATCCAAGTGTATAAGAATCATCATTACAAGCACCAATAGCAGCACTTAAAATAACTTGTTCTCTACCACCAGTTGCATCAACACTATATGTATCGCCACAAGCAAGTAGAAATTTGTCTTTAATTCTTTCCCAAGTGCCCCCAAACCTAGTATTTGGGTCTACATCGGCATTGAAAGTCATATAAATATCTCCCACTTCATATGTCGCAACAATGCTTTTTCCTGAGTAAATATTACCCTCTGCATATATATCTCTATTACAGAATACATCGTGCTCGTTCCACCAAAATATTGGGATACCTTTTGCTATTGATAATGTATCTGTTGGTATTTCTGTAATACTATCTCTCGCTATTATTATTATATCATATTGTGAGTTATAGTCAAATGTGTCAGTCTTACCACTAGTACTAGTTAATACACCAGAATAACTAAATTTTGAAGAGTCAGAACTATCAATCGTATAAGTAATCGTGCCACATCTATCAGTATCGCTTGTATCATAATCACTATCAGATTTTAGTTTTGAAATGTACTCTAAAGTTAATATGTTTTTATTACTTGGTGTACTAGCAGACTGGTCAAAATAATCGTTAAAGAACGTACCGTGTATGGTAGCATTTACTTGTCCATTAGTAGGGTTATCTCTTGCTACCGTTGCTGTTATTACTGGTATTTCATATTTAATGAATACCCCAGTATTTGTGATATATCCATTGTATTCACAAACTCTGCTATTTTGCATATACACAGGTAATTTATTTGTTGTTAAATTACTAAATGTTTGTGTACCATCATAATCTTCACCATTAACAGTGATAGTTCGCATTACGGCTGTTGTATCCTCATCATCGCTAATATTATATACGATAGTAGGCTTTGCAACTGACATATATTGTATTAAATCGTTTGCATTATTTGTAAGTGCTATGGTAGTAGAATTTGTATCTACTAATGATTCGGACTCTATGGAAGGTGTGCAATAATCAGGGGAGCAAAAAACAAACAATGACCCTCTATGTGTACCCACTTCAACAGAACCATTATATGTCGTTGTAATTATAGAGCCTACTATACCATTGTAGGGAAATTGCGAATACATTTCACTACCAAAATAAATAGGTATAGAAGTTATATCTGATGAAAAGATATACTCGGTTGAACTAAAACCATCAAGAGTAAGGTATACATCCTTATATGTACCAATATCTATTAGAAAACTATGAGAATATGTTGATACTGATGGTGAGATTTTAAATTCACTTGCAACCTTTATATAACACTCCACCGTATCTAGTCGTGTTGCCACAGGAATTGCTGGTAGAGTTGCCGTTCCACTAGCAGTAGCAGTTCCATATGATATGTCTGTTGTATGACTAGCAGATATGGATATCGTTTTCGTTCCATCGCTATTATGTTCAACAGATAGCATAGCAGTTGCTAAAGTTTTTTTAGTTCCAACCGCAGCACTTCGTAAATCAAATGGAACAGATTGATTTACTAAATTTACACCATTTATTGTTAAACTTACTTTACTTGAATTTGTTGCATTATAACTTTGTGAGTCTGCACGTGTTTTTTCCATTATAAAACTAGCACTAACATCAGAGTAATTACCCTCAACCATAGCCTCTGCTGACCACTCAATATACCATTTATAAGAACGCCCCACAGTTCCATATATTGTACCACTTGTTGTTAATTCAGCCATAATTAATCATCTCCTGTCCAAAATACAGCCGTACCTTTGCCATTTGTTGTATCGGTATAATCCTCAAGTCGTGAATTTGTACCTATGCAAAGATATTTTTCAACACTAACATTATCCCCAGTTAAACCATCGGAATTAACAATTAATAAATTCTTTGTGCCAGTAGCATTTTGTATTGTAATACCATTTTCATTGTAATTACTTTGTGTCGCTGCACCAGTTTTGTTTATCGTTAATCCATTTTCATCAAATGTTCCTGTTGTTGTTTGAACAGATGATACAACTTGACCATCAACTGGTTGTCCAGAAATTATTTTATTTATTTCAGTTTTCGTGTAAGTATCGGTTGTTAGCCTTACAACGTTTGTTTCTATTGCTGATAACCCATCTTCTGCCGCTGTTATTTTTGAACTCAACTCTTTAATAGTCCCTGCTTGTTTATCAACAACTATTGAAACATTTTTCAATTCATTATATATCGTTTTATCGTAGGCATATGTTGTTTGTGCTTGTGTGTATGCTGGTGCCTCTATTGTTGTTTTTATATGCCCCGTATAACTAAGTTTTATATTAAATGGATAAGATATAGACGTATTCCCGTCCATATTTACAACATTTATTGGTGTACCTGCATCAAAATAAGGATGACCTATTGTTTCTGCTGTAAATGGTAAATATTTAAACCCAAATAATATATCAGCCATATCTAATGCGTTTAGCATTAATGATTCGTTATATACTAATGGGTTATCGTTTATATAAAGTGTTGTCAAACCGTTGGTACTGATGGATTCGGTATCTTCCGTATAAAAGTTTTCGCCATCAATATCAGAATAACCCACACATACTCTATTAACAGGACCATACATATTGTATTTTACTTCTAAACTATAATACTGGTTATTGTCTATCACATAATTATTATCAGTAGGGGTTGTTAATACGGGAGAAACAATTTGACATTGGTCATCCCAGCCAACCTTTACCCAGCCATATGCTAATTGTGCAATCGCTTTCATAACATCACGACAACTCTCGCCATTTGTGAATTGATTAGTGATTATAGCAAAGTCTGTATTTGCAAATGCAATATTAGCAAGTTGTATATTAAGTTGTTCACATACATATTGTGCCAATAAACCTGCTGTAAAATAAATTCCATTTGCAATAGAATTATTGAAAGACATCGGAAATCTTGAACTAATATAGTCGGCATCAAATGTTTGATTAAATAAGACTGTTAAATCAAATGCGTCAAATGTTGCATTATCAGACACATCATCTTCTTCGGGTTCATTAACAATAAACGTTCCCAACGAATACCAATTTGTTTCTTGGTTATTTTTAACAATTCCCATTCGTACCTCTATATATTTGTTTTCTATATTAAACTCAGATGACACACTGCTGATTAACTCTCCGTTTAATTCTCTAGCAGCAAATTGCCCAAATATACCATTTTCTGGTACATATCTCTCCTCATCAATATCCCAAGATTTTAAACTGTCTTCTTCGTTTAGGCTCATTTCTGTGATATCTAAAAGTGATATAGAGCAAGTTATTTCTTCGGGAGTTTCACGTGGATAAGCCAGTTGAACATTATGATTATTTAACCACTTTGTAAATGATGCTACATCTGTATAACGACTATCACGTATATATAGATTAGAGTCATTTATGGAAAACGTATAATCACCAGTAGTACCATATGTATAATGTGAAGATACAGACAATGCCAAAGATGTTGTGTCAGTAGATGGAGCAATACTAAGTTTTGTATAAAATCTACTATTGGTACCATCATATGTCCACTCATTTTCACTAGTCAATCGCATTAAAACATTGACTTTTGTAATAGTAGCCGTTAAATTCTCTCGGTCTATATATAATGTATCCGTTGATTCAGTTTCATTGCTAATATCTATTAAATCATCATTCGTTATAATTTGATGTAAACCATAGTCGTATAATTTATAATACCCAGCAGGGTAAAAATTCACAATAGGTGTAGGATTTGTTGGTGTACTAGTTCTGCTATATGTAGAGACACCATCAAATGTGTATGTTGTTGAAATTGTATCTACTGGTAGATATGTCCCCAATGGTCTTGTATCATAAACCACTAAATTTGATTTTACAGCATAGTTTCCATCGTGCATTAATGTTTGGTCATCGGGTATGATGCTTGTATAAATTCTCATTAATAATACCCCCTCCTAATGTCCTATTAGTTGGAAATCTTCAATGATAACCATACGCCTACCTGCATACATTACTGGGTAAGAAACTAAATCGTTGTGATAAAAAGTATCACTTACATAAGAATTGGAACTCTCATCCCAAACTTCTACAAATAAATACATTCCATCACCAGAAGAATCACCGTGTAATGCTGCCCAGTATGTTCTATATTGTTCTGGTGTTAAAGGGGGAAAACCACACCATATTTTTGCCCTTTTATGGGGTAAAACTTTTATTTGTAGTTTTCCACTTGCTAACACACCAGCATCCGATACTTGTACTAATGCTGGAGCAAACTTAAATTTATCGGCTCTAAGTTGTGGGTTTTGAAATGTGCAATCGCCTATTTTCATATAATAGCCTTTAAAATTATCTGTTGCCATCTTCATACCTCCTATATATTAATTGTACCATATTTATTATATTGCATTCTGTTATATTTTTGTTGTTCTTTATAAAGTGTCTTATTACCAAGATTTACAACATTATATATTGTTTCTTCTCTATCAGCCATTGCTCTTGATACACCTTCGGCAATACCATCAATAATTTGATTATTATTCGCAACTGCAACTCTACTACCGATAGAACCAACATACTCTGGTATCCCATTTTCTCTAGCATAGAAATATTGTCCTTGTTCTGGAAAACCACCTGTTGCATAACCACCTAAATCAGGTTGGAATCTATCAATATGAACTTTTGATAAATAACTTATTTTGCCATCTATACCTAGCAATTCGGCTATTTTACTCTCTTTTACTTGTCCCAACAAACCATTGATTGAATTTATAATAAATGTGTTTATTAACCACTCAACTCCACTAACAATGAAGTTTATTAATTTCGTTACGGCTTTTATAGCACCATCAACAAAGTTGTTAATCGCTGGTCCCAACTCATTTATAAAGTTAAGAATTGCTTGTAAAACATCAATAACTACCGATTTCGCAGCATTCAGAATACTAACTATTGTGTTCCCAACAGTTTCAATAATATTTGCAACACCATTGAATATCGTTTCAAACACTCTACCAACTTCTCTAATTATTGGTGGTAGTTTATCACCCAACGCATTTATTACCTTTGTAATACCATCAAAAACACTATCAAACACATCAACAAACACTTGACCTACACTTGAAACCACAGTAGCAATACCATTAAATACACTATCAAATACATCGCCAAGTGAATCAAGTATTGGTGGTAGTACCGTTCCAACAGCATAGATTATATCTTGAATTGACTGACCAATCGCATTTATAATATCAACGATAGATGGAGCAACATCATTTACAAATTCACTAATTGATTCCAATATAGATGGTAAGGTCAATGCCAAAGTAGCCAATACCAAGATTATAGCACCTACGGCGATAGCAATACCTACCATACCTGCTTGAGCAGCCTCGCCCATTGCAACAAGTGCATACATAAACACACCCAATGTTGCAAATACTGCTACCAATGACCCGAATACTTCACCGATGTTCATTCCCGAATCAGAAATTACCTTTATTAAATTTGCAATTTCTTTGAGAACTAATGCAAGTCCACCAAGAACTGCTATAATTTTTGCAGCATCTCCGAAACTGTCTAGCATCTTTGTAAAATCAGCAGATATCCCAGTCGCACCTTTTCCACTAGCACTACTACTTAAAGCACTCGCAGCAGATGAACCAAATAATTTACCAAGTAATGAACCAAGTAATGACCCGACAATTACCACTAAGACACCACCAAGCAAATAACCTGCTGTTTCCATTTTGACACCGAATAATCCTGCTATAAATTCAATGACACCTATTAATGCTGACTTTAACAATTCCATAATAGAGTCAAATATACCTTTCCAATCAAGTCCTAATAATGTGTTTTTAAGGTTTTCTCCAAGTTTGGAAAAGTCAATCTCATCAATTTGTGTTTTTACCCAAGTTAGTACTGATGTTAGAGCCTCACTAAATTTATCTGCAAGTTTTTTGGCATCAAATGTATCAAGGGATTCGTTAATTATTCTACCAAGTTCCGTAGCAATTTGTGTATTTCCAAAAAATGCACTAATACTATCAAATATAGTACTAAGCCCATCGGTTAATGCTGCACCAATGTTTTCGCCATTTATTTTTGATAAAGAACCTTCTAGGAAATAACTAAATTCTTGAGCAGCATTTACAAGTGAATCGTGAATTGTTGGTAAAGCATTTTTTATGGCTATTAATGCACCATTTATTCCTGAACCAAATACTTCACCCACTGCTTTCCATTTTCCTGTATCAAACGCCTCTTTAAGTGCGTCTCGCATTTCTTTCATCCAGTCAATTATCTTTTGAATAGGTGTTAAATCAATAGCAGTCATATCAATTAATTCAGCACCATCACCACTTGATGAACTTGGAAATTCTACAACGTTCAAGTCATCAAATTTTTGTAAATTACCTAAAGTGTCTTTCACTGAATTACCATATCCAGCCATAGCCTTCTCGTTTGCTCTGGTAATTAAATCTATACCAGTAAGAGCTAATATTATTGAATAGATAACTCTAATGAATTGATGGAATAAATATTGCACATTTTCCAATGCTGGCGCAAGTTGTGCACCCAATGCTCTCCAAGAATTTTGAAAAGCGTCTTTTAGTTCTGTATCTAATGATAAATATTCATCGGTTGCTTTTCTAAGTGCTGTAAAAGCACTTCTTACACTAAGCAATGCAAACACTGTTTGTTTCAACTTACTTCCAAGAGTACTCAATGGTTTGGATAACGAAGTAATACTTTTAGCACCGCCACTCATAGCACGTGTAATAGCAGAACCAACTTTTTTTGCAGTGTTCCAAATTCCTTGCAAACGGCTTTGTAATGTTTTGCTAGTATTAGCCAATTTCTGACTGCTATTATTAGCACTCTTTATAGATACACCATAATTCCTTGCCATACTAGATAAAGCATTATATCCTGCGGCAATATCTCGCATTTGTGATGCCAATGGCTCTAATTTTTCAGCAACTTCGGACGCAACTCGCCCTATATTTTCTAATGTTGTAGGTGTTAATTTTTCAAAAGTACTACCTAATTGCCCAACACTTTTTACAACGGAATTAAATCCACTCATACTCGGTAATTTTCCTAATGGTTCAAGCATTGGTGCCATACTGCGTAATAATGCTAAATTACCACGTAATTTATCAAAATCAATATTACTCAAGTCAAGCATAGAACTAGCAAATGTTTTTATGTTGCCAAATCCACCTTTCATATTTTCTCGCAAATAGCCCAAACTATATGCTAAAGAATCTATTGTTGGCGAAAGTTTTACTAAATTGTTAGATACTTGAGTTGCAACCGTGCCGAAATATTGCAATTGATTGGGGGTTAATTCTGATAAAGCAGTATTTAGCGACCTAATCGTTTTTACAACAGACTTAAATCCTTTGACATCGGGAATTTCAGTCAATGGCTTTAAAATATCAGGCAAATTTTTTAAAGCACTCATACCACTTTCAAGATTAGAAAAATCAAGTTTGCTTAAGTTTTCCAAATATGTTGCCAATTTGTTAATATTACTAAACCCACCTGTTATAGCGGTTTTCAGATTGGTTAAACTTGTCGCAAGAGCATCTATACCCTTTGATGCAGAATCTGCTCGACTTGATATTTTTATGGCAACTTCATCTAAAGCCACACTTTGTCCACTAGCCATATTTTCACCTTCTTTTTATTCTTTGTTAAATCTTTTTCTCGTTGCGTGATACCAATTATTAAAGTTTACAATCGCTTTTAACCTTTCGTTTTCAACTTCTTGTTCTATTTCTTCTTCGGTTTTTTCTTTAGGAACAATTTTATCCATTAATATTGGTTTATCACGAAATGGTAGAGGTTTTGTTCCCTTTTTAGAAAAAGCGTGTAATATAGGAGATACATCTAATAATACCTCATACATATACACGCTTAACATCCAATTATTTTCGTCCTGCTCTTTTAATTTTAATCTGTGTGATTTTCTATAAAAGTAAGTCATATAAGCAGAGCCATACCAAAATTCATTGTATGTCATACCGTATGACATATATATCGGACATTGTTCTTCAAAAAGGGTTGTTAGAGAAGTAAACTCTACTTTTGGACTTTCTTTGGTGATAAGTCCATTACTTCCCAACTTGCGTTTCCCTCATCGCCTTCTTCAGGTTCAGCAGTTAATGAGTCGTATGTCTCTGAAATCATTGTTGCTAATGTCTCAATAAGTTTATCTTTATCAGGACAATGTGCATATATTTCATCAATTACTGAACTTTTAGTTTTTCTATGATGTTTTATGAAAGCACCAGAGAATGCCATTTCAATGTTGCTCAAGGGTTTTTTAACAAACTCGTCAACAACAAAGCCATTAGCCTCAAGTATTTTTACACTTGTTCTATCATATTCCAAACAATAGGAAACACCTTTATATGTTAAATTAATCGTAGTATTCATATCTTAAATCCTTTCTTTTATACACTAAGCAGTAGGTTTTGCAGCCTTAACTGGTGCACCAACTGGTGTGATATAGTTTGTAATTTCTAATACACTATTAACAGCAGTTTCTGGTAAACCCATAGCACTTGGATTACCTGGAAAATAGAACGCATCTGTTAAACCAGGTACTACAATGCAAAACCAAGTTTGTAAATTACTTGCTTTAGCAGTATTGTATGCTGTCATTAAAGTATCCCATCTTTCAATTAAACCTTCTGTTAGGTTGAAAGTAAACTCTAATGCTCCACCCAAATCTTTTAAACCATCAACATAAGTTTTGTATTCTAGTTCATCTAAAGTTGTAGTTTCTATTGTATCTGGTGCTGGGTTTAAACTTGGTGTAGATTTTATACCATATAATCTAGTATAGCCTGTTGTAGGTCTTTCACCTGCTGTTGTTTCAACTGCATAATGTAGTTGAACACCAATTGTAGATAAATTAATATCTGCCATTTTAATACCTCCTATAAATTGTATGGGTATCTATTTCTAAACTACATTGGTATCGTAAGTATCCCACCATAACATTTTCATCACTTGTTAAAGGTGTCATTGCTATTGTGCCGAATCTCTGTAAGCATCTATATCGTTCACCTTTTAAATAACTGTCAAGTTCTGCTGCGATACTTCTGACATTTTGTATTGCTGTTTTCGTTGCGGATTGTTCCGCATATATTGCGAATTGATACCCCAAATCAGCCACCCTTTCGGTTTCATCAAAGTAAGTCGCATTATCCTCATTTTCAATTTCGGATATTGTTATCATTGGGTAGGAAATATCAGGTATGATATCGTACGCCTCTTTAACAACTGTATCAGAATAATCTGCACTAGTTTTAAAATATTCGCCAACATCATTTACTAATTGTTCTGTTAAACCTTCCATTACTTACTCACCGTCCGTTCAACTGTTTTTATTCTTTTTATACATAAATAATTGCTTATAAACTATTTATTTTCTTAATTACTGCATTTAATTCTTCTTTGATAACATTATTTTTTTCACTTCGTAAAAACTTTGCTGTGTTATACATTTGTAAACCAGCAGGAATACCGTGCGATTTACCCGTACCACTTTCAAAATATGGTTGACCAGCCATTGGTGGATAATAGTAGTAATGCTTGTTATTTGCATCTATATGTGTACTAATATATGGACCACTATTATATGGATTTAATTTTGGTGAAACAGTATCGTGTAAAGGGTGTGAATTTGCTTTGCCTTCTTCACCTGTACCGAACTCATCATATACAGCATTTGGTCCACGTAATATAATTTCGCCTGAATTATTTTTTCTTTTATATGCAGTTAAAACCTCGTTAGGTTCTGTACCAGAATGATACGCAACAGAATCTAATACTGTCGCTTGGGCTTTACCTTCATCTAATAGTCTTTGCACAATGCTTTGACTAGCATCTTGTATATCACGTTTAAACGTTTTTAGATTTGTAATAGCCTCTTTAATACTGTTTTCGCTTAATTTAATTTCCATATTTTTTACCACTCAATTTCTTTAAACTAACTTCAATTGAGTTCAAAGATATAATTGGGTCGCTTTCCACTTCATAATCAGCATCTTTAGCAAGTACATCAAATGGTGTATTTGGTTTATTCCATACATACACTCTATCGTGAGCGTGAAAATATTTTAAATCGGATAAATCGCCTTTAATTCTCATATATATTGGATAGTCTAAGCCTAGTGCAATTAAATCACTATCACTATTCGTATATTGAAAATTAATTCGTACTTGTTTCGGTTCTTCATATTTCACAATGTTGTTTTCGGTATATCTTTTACAGACATAAACAGGTCGTCTATTACGATACAACGTTCTCATATACTACCCCTTTATCAATGGTATTATTTGTGATAGCAAATCTGCTGGATAGTCAATACCATTTGAGTAAGTTCTTGATATACCATTTTCTGTATGTGAACTTTCACCCTCTGCACCAATTTTAGCAATTGATGCGACACACATTGGAATAATTAAATATTCATATTTTGAATCATAAAGTTTTTCAGATGTAGGTGTAAAATTACGACAACGATTAATTGCACCAATAGCTTGTTGTACCTCATACATTAGATATGATGACGAAAATTGGTCAACGTTCTCAAATTTACGAGCAACTAGAACATCTTTTAATGTATTTGCTAAAGTTTGAATTGTTTTGTCCATACTTACACCACCTTATTAATAATAATATTTCTTTGAAGAATTTTTAACTTTGTTTTCAACGCTATGTTTATCGTTTTTATTGTTAGATTTTAATTGAGTTTTTAGTGTCGTTAAGTCTATTTTGCTTATTTCGGCATTTGGACTTAATTCTATTTTATTATGAGTAGGTTGTATTCTAAGTTCATCGTTTTTTAATTGAACCTCTACCTCACAATAAATTCGTGGGGAAATATTAACATAATATTTATTTTCATAAGAGTAAATCATTATGCCACCCCTATTCTAAATCTAACACTTTTGCTTTCTCTTGTTGTTTGATTTTTTGATTAGATTTATTGTTATTTATAGTAGTTTCTTTGCTACTATTATTTTTATCGTTATCTTTTTCTACTTTCTTATTAACAACTTTCTCATCAGTTTTAATTCGGTAGCCAAGAGGCTTGAACAACTGTTCAAATGCCCCTTTACTAACCGTATGAACTTCTTTATCTTTATAAATTGTTATCATAATTACGCTTTAGTATCAACGATAACGATTTCATTTGCTCTTTCAAATGAAGGTAATGCAACCATAGATACTTTAGTTTCAACTTTAACTGGGTCAACTTCTTTACTAGTCGTTACGGCTATTGCATTATCTACTAATGAAACACTAGCAGTTAATGAATTTGTTAAGTCGCTTTCTTCTGGTGTAATACCGAAGTGAGTCTTACCAAGTTCTCCATCTGGTAATAATACGAATGTATCATCTGCTATATATTTAACAGCGTCTCCGTTTTCATCTACATAAACATTGTCATATACATATATAGAAATACCAGTTTCATTATAGATATAATCAATTGCTCTTGTAGTCGTAACGTTTACAGTGCCATTTGCAAATACATATACAGCATTTTTGATAGCATTGTTAGTTCTGAAATATTTAGCAACACTTGAATTACAAATTGCTCTTGTAAGTGTAATACCTTTTGCTTTCATTTCTTCAACATAATTTGTAATGTCTCCAAGAATATCAGCAGTAGGGTCTGACCAGTCTGTTGCAACTGTTTTCTTTTGTTCTGCCTCAACACCGTAGTCATAACTATATGCTTGACCATTACTTGCTAAAGTAATTAAACCAGTAGTTAAAGCCTCCATCCTCATTCTTTCAAGTGATACATAACTTGCTTTGATTAACTCAGTTTCATCATCAAAGATTTTTGCTAAAATTGAGTTTACAAGTTCTTTGTTATTAGTTTGTAGCATAGTATTAAGTTGTTGTCTTAATTTTTCATCAATGTACATACTTTCTTTGAAGAAAGGCATTTCAGTTTTGTATGATTCAAAACCTTTTCTGTCTCTTCTTATAGATTTACTATCGTATGCTGATAATCTTAAACCAAGAGGTTGATTTTTAGCACCTTTTATCCACTCTAGTTCAATGCCAATTTCCTTTTGATTAGGGAATAATGTTTCACCTAGTAATGGTTGCTCATTAACGTTTTGTTCTATCCAATATTCGGCAATATTTTTAGCCGTTACGAAATCAAATATTGATGCCATAATTAATAAGCACTTCCTTTCACGAATATAATTTTTTCAAGTCCTGAATCTACACTAGTAATTGCATTAACAATGTCTGACTCTAATTTAAGTAAGTCAACACATCCAGCAAGAACTATTGTACCATTTCCTTTACCATCTGCATCTAATACTTCATCGTGTAAGTTAATTCCAACTACACCAGCAGTTGCAGCAGTAAAAGCAGTATCTCTAGCAGTAATATCGCCTGCTAAAGGTTGTCCAGCCTTAATAGTTGCATTAGCGTCTCCTGATAATACAACAGGTAAGGCTATGTAATAACTATCTTGACCAATCATAATTTGTTTTTGATTTGAAGAATAGTCATAAGATTTTACCATATTTGCCATATTTAACTTTCCTTTCTATTATCTTTTAAAATAATCAACAGTTTGTTTTTTGTTTTGAGTAGCAACTTGTTTTCCAAGTAATGCACCAATACTATCAGTTTTATCAGATTTTTTATCGCTATTTCCATTAGACATACCCTTGCCAAATTGACCCATTGAATCTTTTGTAGCATCTTTTTGACCTTTTTCGTAAGCATCTTTTACGACCTTTGCGAAATAACTTGAAGTAGATGCAGTTCTTGCTCTATCTTCGGATACGATATTATCTAAGAATGACACAAAATCAGTATCATCGTCTTTAATATCTAAAAGACTTCTAACACTTGAAACATTACCTGATGCTAAATCTCTATTACTTGTAATAGAATTTTCTTTCAATAGTTTTTCCAACTCTTTGATTCTATTGTCTTTAGCAGTAAAATCGGCTTGTTTCTTTTCATCATCAGTTAATTTTGAATCAATAGCTGCTTTTTGACTTGAGATAGTATTGTTTAACTCTTGTATATCTCTGTCGTATTTATTTTTATCTACGTAATGACCCGTAGATAGGTCGGCGAAATTTTTTCCTGCGAAGAATTTATTGACTTCATCAGCAGTAATTCCTTCGTGGTATGCGTCGCCAAGCACACCTTTTAGGTTTTCAAATTCCATATTTTTTCTCCTTTACAGTGTTTTAAACGCTTTCTCTAGCGAATGTAAGTAGTAATTATTTAAACGCTCTACTACTTGAGCGAAATATCTAAACATCCTTTTGCGTATTTCCCTTTATGGGGAAATTCGTTTTAATCTAACTTCTTACGAATTGAAGGGAATGTTATGACCATTATTTGTTTTCTGTGTTTTCATTTGTTGTATTTTCTGTTTGTGCAGTTTCATTTGCACTGTTTTCTGTGTTTTCACTTTCACCAGATGTTTCTCCAGTGGTTTTAGCAACTCCTATGGATTCTTCTTGTCTTTCAAGTTTTGCCTGTTTACCACGTGCTACCATTTCTGTTGCTCTATTTGATAAACCGCTTATCTCTAAGCAATCTATTGTAGCAAGTTCACCAGTAGCAACTAATGTGCTAAACGCAGTAGTTTTAGCCGACAAGTTATCCATACTATGCCTATCAATGTTTATATCTATATCTGTTGTAAGCAAATTATCAGATACTAAACCTAATTTTTTCAAAATAGCAATAGCAACCGATAATTGCCTTTTCTTTGCTTTTTTGATGGCTAATTCTTTTAATTTAGCAACGATTTCAATATCTGTCCAACCATTTCTATTTAAAACAGCAGCACCAGTGTCGCCACCAATACTATCACCTTGCCTATCAGGAATACCTGTAATAACATTTCTAGCATCTTCTAAGTATTGTCTAATACTTTCAGTACTAGCATTATCTAATTGTGGTGAAATGAATTTTGCATCTATGTTTCCACCTGTTGCGTTGTATAGTTGTAATAATCTGTTTTGCTTAACTTTTGCAAGTGTGGCATCATCTTCCTCATCATCATTAAATTGTGCACCTATAATCACAAGCAAACTTCTAATCGTACCCTCAATATCATTAATACTATCACTTGCAACTAAGTTTTCAGCGTTCATTACTGATATTGCTTGTTCCCAGTCTCCTGTTAGGAACAATGAATTTTCTTCCATTGTAATTGGGTCAACACCAATTGGGTTAGTTGTAGACTCAACTGTTTCCAAGTCCGTTACGACCATCTTATATTGGTCTGTATAACAATAGTAAACGATTGAACCATCTTCTCGTTCAATGTAATGGCAAGACATTATTTGTGGGTTCATCATTGCTGAACTCTGAACAACAAATGTATATCTTGGGTCTAGTGATGCTTGTTGTAATGGTACTTCTGGTGTATTATCTTTCGTAATTTCCGTACTAGGTAGTGTTATATAATATCCCACACCACAAATTGACGCATAGGTTGCTGTATTAATATCTATCATATAACTTTCTTCGTAATTATATAATTTATTAAGCGTATCAACATCTTCCCTAACATCGGTATTAACAGGACTTAATTCTATTGGGTTGCCTAATGTATAACCCACAATTTCTCTAGTAATAGGGTAAGCGTGGTTTACAACAATAGTATTGTTTATATTACTTGTTGTGCTTGACTCTCTATCTAGGATATCCTGATCACCCAAGAAGTAATTAATCAAATATTCACAATCGGAATTGTTTTCATCGTGAATTGTTAAAGCATCTTGCAAAACTTCTAAAACATTTTGAGGATTTACTTCCTCGTAATCTAAAATAATTCGTTGTCTCCCATAATTGATACTAGGAGAACCTATTGTTGAACTATCAGCCAAAATTCGCACCACCTTTCCTATTTCGTAATTTCTCACAATAATTATAACACTTGTCTCTTAACTTGTCAATTAAATAGAGCCATTGTCTCTTATTGTCTCCTTTAACTATATATGTTTAACATTGCATTGATTAAATACTACCAAAATGTTATAATTAATGACATAAGCAGGAGGAATAAATAAAAAGAAACGATTATATATTTTAATCGTTTTTTATTTATTGCTTGTAATAGCAATTTATAAACCAAGTTTTGATATAGGTACTTTAATAGATGCAACCCCAACTCGCATCATACCATCTAAAACATTTGTAATCATACCTGCCAAACTATCTGGAGCATCATCGTGCTGTGATTTCTGAATTGCCCCTGTTTTTTGCGACCAGTTATTTAAGTTATTCATAAAATCACAATACTGCTTGTTATCTTTTCTCTGCTCGTAAGACTTAAAATGAACACGATATGTACCATTTTCCGTTGCCACACCTTTGATTTCGTTTTGGCAAGCAAGTATTCTATTTAATTTCGTTTTATTCGTAGGTACTTTATAACTCATAATATTGCACCTATAACCTCTTCTACGTAAATCATCTTTTATTAAATCTGCATATAATTTCCCACCATTATTTTCCTCAAATCCAGCTTTTGAAACTTTATGCTGTATTATTTTATCACATACCATTGGTCGCGTTAAATCATCGCCCAACTTATTTACAAACAACACATCTTCAATATAAACATCATAACCATAAACATAACCAATAGGCATTGAGTAATAATCATCGCCACCGTGGGCAACATCTGAATAACAAACAATTTGGTCAGGCTCTTCAATAGGTTTATCAACATAATACGAAAGTTGGTCGGAAGTAAATGGACGACCTTCTCTTTCAATAGGTTCTCCTAAATATTTTGCCGCAAACACCACAGGGTCCTCTGCCATTTGCAGTTGCTTATAATATTTCGTATCAAAACCCTTTCCATAATCGTATTGGAAATTACTTTCTCCATTTTCATCATAGCAAGGGACATTTATAATACGAATACGAACATCTTTATCTTCGCCATAAATAGCGATTAATCTTCCTATTGGGTCTCGCAACGACCATCTCGTTGCAATATGTACTTCGGGGCAAGGACGATATACTCCATCTTTACATAATCTCTGCACCTTTCTATCTTGAATTGTACCCGTAAATGTTCCAAATAATTTATCCAACCTATCAGGATTATTCGCCGTTTCAACATCTTTAACCAAATCATCAGCATATAGAAAATTACTTGCCTCCGATAAACCTGTCGTACCACCATCAATGGAACGAAAAGAGATTGTATGAAATCTCTTAGGTGAGCCTAAATCTAAGTAAGAATATTCTGCACTCTTATCAACAATTTGATAGCAATTTGGAAATATTTCCTTAAACCTATATTCATCGCTTGTAATGATATTAATTGCCTCTGTATAAAAAGATTGCGTAAGTGCCGTACTATGTCCCGTACCCAAAATAGACCTATTTGGATAACGACCAGCCATAAAAGTTATAAAGAATATACCCATCGTTGATTTCCCTATACGAGGGGGTAATGATATAAACAAGAAGTCCAATTTATCATCGGCAACATCTTGGAAAGCCTGTATTAACCCGTGATGCTCTAGTATTCTTTTACGTGGCAAAAAATACTGCTTTTCAATAGGTCTATTCCACTCTAACGCAATACAATAAGCCCTAAAATCGCCTAATCTCGCCCTTGTATCATACGAATGTAATAGATATTCCCGCACCTTCTCATTTTCCGTATCACTACCATTAAAGGTAATTGCAACCTTTTCAATTTCCTTACAGATATCCACACACTTATCTTCATAACCCACTTGCTCATAATCATAACGCATTGAATTTAACAGACCCAAGTATGCAAAGGTATTATGGTTAATGACCTTACCATACATATCTTCCCAGTCGTCTATTCTCTTTAAAATTGATTCTTTATCGCTATTCATACCACATACACAACCTTACTATTCTCTACGGATAATACATTTATTATTTTCAATTCTAAGCAGTCTTGAGCATTCTCCAAATTCCAATAAATCTACGGCATTAATATATTCCCAAACTGCATCACAAATTTTCTCACTCAAAAATCTACGCGAATAAACATAATATTTATAAATCCATTTCTCGGAGGGTGATAATACCTCATATTTCGCTCTAATTTCCTCACGTCTATTATAAAAATCAAAAAAGGTATCAAATTGTAATGGACCACCAATCATATTCACCACACCAAATCTTTCAGTATCATAATTATTTCTAAAATAATAATATCATTTTTACCGTTGTATGTCAACGAAAAAGGCACCCATATTTAGGTGCCTTATCTGAGGAGGTTTCCTCAACTTTGAATAAAAAATAAATAATAAAAAAATAAAATAAAAAAATAAAATAATTTGTTGTCATATAGCATACTATGTCTATTAGGAATACAGAATCGGATTTTTTTATAAACTTAACCAAACAATATAATTTATTATATGTAATTCTTATTTGAAAAAAATAATTTTATACAGGAGCCGTATATTGATGCTAACAGCCAGAAGAAAAGATTAACATCAAAAATACTTTTATTACTAACTTACTAACAAATATGCTATATGACCAACGAAAATGAGAACAACGGGGGGGAGGTCTGCAAACCCTCCATACATTCAAACCATTGCCTTAACCGAAAGTAAGGATGACCGCTAAGAAAAAATGTGTAGCAAAACTTAGCGATAAATACAAGTTAAAACAAGATATTTGATATTGGTCGCAGATGCAAAAACGCTTTCCAATATCCCCCTGCCCATTTTTACCTTTCAAAAGATTATAAGTGGTACTCTCATACTAATTTATCATACCGTCCCATTAATTCAGCCACTAGATAGTATGACTGCTGGTAGTGAGCGACACTACTTCCTTTCATACCACTTGATTCTACATAAGATTGATACTTACAAATTTCACATAGCATAGCAATTATTATTTCTCTACAAAAGAGATATTATTATCATCATTTTCTATCGCAGATTTATGCTACTTTTACAAAGGACTTATCTTACAACATTCTCACGAATGCTCCACTGCGACAACAACATCTTACTTGATTAATACTCTTACGCTCTACGATAATCACTCGCATTACGATTAAGTCAGTACTCCCAAACAGGACAAAGGAACGAATCCAAATATCCCATCGTTTTCCACCTTTGATGCCGATAAGCCTTCTGCCTTATGAAACATATGATAAACCGCCATAATCTCTTTCAATACTTCGTATTTCCACTATCGCTCTTACAAGCCATAGCCACCCAAACCAATGCACGAATAACTTGCACCTACTAGGAACGAGAAAATGCCAACACAAGGTGCCTTCCCTGTCTATCATATCGCTCACTTATAATCTTCTTGAAAAATAAAAATGTACCGTATCTAAAGAAAACGTAATTGTAAATATATCATAAATATAAAGAAGTGATTCAATCATAAAATACTTAATAATTACTTAATAATTTTCCGCTTTCTCAAATACAGATTTAATATACCAAATTAAACAACAAATGTCAATAGAAAAATGACAAAAAAGAAAGAAAAAAAGAAGTGGGCGAAAAGCGAACGAAAAAAAGTTTTATTTCAAAACTTTCTTCGCAAATACTCATCTTTTATAAGCCTTTTTCCCTTTCCATTATGCACATTTCGGTAATGATATTCAAAATCCCCAAGAATATTACCGATGTTATCTAAATTAAACGTATCCAAACACCCTTTAACCTTCATATCTTGCATTTCACTTGTAAGATAGCAAAAACTATCATAATCAATGGACTCAATTAAATGCAAATACGGATGCGATGATTTCCCACATAAGATAACACCATTCCAATACGCATACGGACCACCCATACGATTAGGTATAAGCAGATGATGGAATGTATAAATATCGCCTTTCATAAGCACATATCCCATAAAGTCATAGCCTTTTTCCTTGATTTTAAAATCTTTAATCAATTCTTTCGTAATTTCTTTCATAGGTACATTCTATCCTCTATAATAATTATACCACAAAAATTAAAAAAATGTATCTCAAGTAAGTAAATTTACTTGAGATATAATACATATATCATCAATCCAAATCAGCAAATCTTCGCTCAATAATAACTCTTAAATTACAATGGGTAAACTGCACCCTATTTCCCGATTCCAATGCCCTTGATAACTTCCCCATATTCGCACTCAATGCACCCTCAAGACGATATAATTCCTTATACCAATCTAACTTCACAGGTTCTCTTGATAATAACATATCAAGGCTAATATCCAACGTATCAGCAAATTTTATAAGCAGTTCCATCTTCGGCACCATATCGGGATATGTTTTGACACCATTGTATTTTCTTCTAATGCAAGTAGCGAACATTCGTTTGTTTTTCTGTAATGTCGGCGTGAAATTCATCGCCGTTAGCAATTTCGCCGTTGTATACCCTTTCACTTGCATATATTTTAAGATATTCTTACCAACTTCTTCATAATAAATGATATCAGGGTCATCAGATGCCATAAACTTAAGCCACTCTTTCTCATCATTTTCCTTGATTTTATTAGCAATATTCGCATTAACAACCACAGGTGGTTTATCATTTTTCATATCATCAGTTGCATTATTATCAGCATCAACCATATTGCTACTCATATCACTAGCAGTATCATTATATTCATCAGTCATATTCTCACCCATTTACTTTTTACTAAGAGGTTTACCCCTTATGTATATCCATAATCGCTCTTATCAAACCAAGAACCATAGCAAAAATAAGAACGATAAAAAACAATGCAGCACAAACTAAAAAACTTGTCATACAAAAATGTGCTACCTCACTCTCAAATTCTGTGAATTGAAATAATTCTAACATAGTTATACCTCCTAACAACATAAGTAATACGTACATAACATTATTTATGTATATATGCTTACGCATACATACATATAACAACAATATAAGTATATCAAAAAACACCTTGCATTGACAAGATGTTTTTTAGGATTTTAACCATAAGATAGTTAAAAAAATAAACTTAAAATTGATTCTGCTTGATTGCCGTTTTTATGCAATCGGGGGTAATTAATATATACTGTGAACTTACGTTCACATATACATTATAACAGAAATTATTATTGAAAGTCAATATGTTTCATTGCAACAGTACGAAAATACATATATAAAAAAGTCATCCAATATGTTAGGTTTTGAAAGGGGTTATATTGGGATGACTATACTTAATATGCTTATAGCATATACTTAATATGCTTATAGCATATACTATACAGCATATACTATACAGCAACTACAATATACCATACCGTTTAGGAAATGTCAATGCAATGATTTTATGGTTTTAATATATGCTTTTAGCATATAGCATATGTTTTTTAGCATATAGCATTTGACTGTATTGTTAATATTGGTGCTAGTATTAGTGCTTGGTTGCTGCTAGGGTTATTACCAGCATTATTGCTAATATTGTTGTTGGGGGTTATTACCAGATTGTTAGGATGATTGGTGTTTGGTTGTTATTGACATTGGTATTATTAGCAGTATTACTAGAGTTTGAGTTGGTTTTGGTGGTAGTG